CCACGTGAGGCCACGAGCTCTCGACCAGCCTTGATGATTGCTCCACGTTCGATACCGGTGTTGAAAGCATCGTTCATGAAGCCAGGGAAACTCTCGTTTACCTCTTCACCAATGTTGTCATAGAGGGCCACGATGGAGTCTCGGTCCGCCACTAGATCCTTGAGTTCAGGATCATCCTTCATCGTAGGAATTGCGCTGAAGTACGAGGAGTCAGTGTCCGCGTAGATGATCGCTTTGCCATCAATCTGGTAGGTACCGGTGATGATCTCGTTGATCTTGGAGTTCATGTGTCTAGCAATCGACCGCCCAGTCAGGGTAACAGACTGGCCAATGCGTTGGTCGTAGAATCGGCAACCCTCATTGAGCAGAGCACCATAGAGTGAGTTCAGAAGAATCTTACGAGCCTGCTGGCGCTGATTCCAGAACTCCATCTGCGCTGTGAGCAACTTCTTCTCAGCTGGGTCCTCGCAGAGGTCCGCGGCTTTCTTGAAATCCTTTTCCTTACCCTGCATCTCCTTACGCTCCTTGTACCACCTTGCGAGTAGTCCAGGAATGATCGCTTCCTTATCGGTTCGGAAGATCGTGCCGTTGGCACTCAGGCAATAGGGATGACCTTGCTCATAGATATACTCATAGAGCTCGAGGCCGCTGACCTGCATGGTTTGACCATCTTCGAAATCAACAGTGACTTTCTCACAGCTCTTCTCGAGTACGATGTCATACTCCAATGTGGCGAACACGTTGGTCCACACATCGGCGGGCTTCCAACCCTGTTGGAGACGAGAAGCAATCAGCGCCTCGGTGCGCTCACTGCGGATCTGTCCCACAAGAGTCTCGGGTCCCATGTTAAGAGCACGAAGAGCCGAGGGATACAGAGAGTTGATGTCGCAACAACCAATATGGTCGTGCAATCCAATCTTGGGTACCGCCACATACGCACCCACTACGGGTTTGTCATCCTCGGGCTCTTCGTCGTCTTCACCAGCATCCACTTCCCAAGAGGACTTGCGGTTTGGTACCGCGAGACCTTTGCTGTGGGCTTCGTTGATAATCGCCTGTTCGATAAGCGCCACAGCGCCCATCGTCGTCGAAAGCAACACGGTGTTGGTATGTGCGAGCTGGTTGGCCAGCTCGATGAACTTCCGCTTCCTGTCGATTTTCACCAACAGCATGGTGTCCTGGATGTTGTACTCAATGAACTTCTCGAAGTCATATTTGTACAGGTGATCCAGTGAACCACTGTAGGGAGTCTTGTTCTCCCCCACTTCAACTTCACCCACGTAATCCAAGCGGTAACTGTGGAGTTCTTGTGGATTGTGCTTCTTGTACAGGTCCAGATAGTCCAGGTGAACTCGACCCACTAGTTCGTAGGTTTCCTTCTCCTGCTTGAACTGGATGTACTTACGCTTCTTGGGACGCTGATTCCAGAGACACATCTTCTTGCTGTAGTCCTTACCCAGAAGCCGCTCGATGCGGTTTACCAGGTAGGGAATGTCGAAGCCCTTGGAGTTCCAACCACTCAGGACATCACAGTCCTCAATGAGATCCAAGAACATCGTGAGTAGCTCTGCCTCGTCATTACAAAGCAGGCAGTTCTCAAACTTCTGAGTGATAGCTTCGGCGGCATCCCACGAGAGGTGACCTGGGTCACTCTCAGGAAGCATGGGCTTGATCACTAGGCTGACCATCTTCTCTTGTGCGGTCAGATAAACCGAGATGGCCGTGACTGGGCTGAATGGGTCCCAGGGTGAGGCGAAGCCGCGCTTGGGATCAAAATCGACCTCAATGTCGAAGAACCCGACGTGAAGCTTGGGCGGGTCCACGTTGAGGTAGTTCTCTTCCAAGCATCTGAATAGTGGCTTGACGTCACTCTCAAAGATCTTGCGAGTGCCCTGGCTGTGGAGTTCACGCTTGAATTGTTTGCTGGAGGTGCAGGTGACCTTGCTTACAGGTCGGCCCCACATATCCAGGTGCTTCCCGCCATACTGATCTTCGTAATAGAAGGTGTAGGTTGCGGGGTAAGTCTTGTATTGGCGAATGCCATCGACACGCTCAACGATTTGAATCTCGTCGGTGTCCTTGTTGTAGATTCCATCTACATAGCTCATGCAGGGCCCTTTCCCTTTGTTCTTATGTCTGGGGTACTATTTACTATAGCACCAGACCGAGAAAACCCACGATATTCATGACTGTATAGAACGCCATTAGCACCAACATCCATGCGGCATCGCGCTTGAACGACGCCCATGCCATACCCACACTACCAATGATCCACAGAGAGAAGATCGTAATCAGTGGCGGATTCGTACTCATGAAACCCATGAGAACACTGGCAGTCATGTTCATAAAGGTACTACCAATCTCCACCCAGAAGAGCATGGGATTGTGAACGATGTCATGACACCAGTTCTTCCAAATCGACTTGATGAGTTTCATTTTTGAAATTTCAGTTTGTAGAGCATGGCATCTTCAGCATTGCTGAAGGCCATGTCATAGGTGATCTCACCATAGGTGACTTGGAAGAATGTACCCACGTCCCCCTCGCAATGGAGGATGCCCTCGAGGATATCTTCATCGAGTTCATGATTTGGTCCTGTGATCTTAGTGAGCGCTATCCGATATGGATAGTGTCCAGGATCTTTGGACGTACCTTTGATGGGACTGAGGAACATGGCCATGAGATGAGGGGAGGGTCTGACCCTCCCCTGTCCTTCTTAGCGTCGACCGACCAGGACGAGGATTTCCTCGACCTCATCAAGGCCTTCTTTTTGCTCATCAATGCTGTTCTTGATGGCGCATTTGATCGCACCGTTGATGCTCTTGGGGCTGATGTTCAGCTCTTCGCCAATAGCCTTCACGGTGTCGCGGAGCGAACCCTTGAGGTCATCAATCGACTGAGCGGTCTTCAGACCCTCTTCGATGGCGTACTTGAGTTTGGCCTTGCCATCGGCTGAAAGTGTTCCTAGGCTCATAAGAAAATCCTCTATCTTGGTTTCTGCAGACTCTGCTGCAACTTACCCAAGATAGAGGATCACTTACCTAGTTGTCATTATTCAGGATTAGCGCCAACGCTTGCGAATCCGAGCATGACGAGATTTCTTACCCTCATATATATCAATACCCGTTAGGTCTAGGCGGCCCTCTTTGGGACGAGCACTATAGGAACGAGCTGGTGCCTCCATGACTGGTGGAGGAATGAAACCATCCTTCGCAGCCTTCTCGGCTTCCTTGGTCTGCTCACGGATCATGTTCTCGATGATGCTGACGTCTTCGTCCAGACTGTCACCTTCATGATCAGCGAACTCGATCATGAGACCACTCTTGTTCATGAATTCCATAACCTTTTCGTAGTCCTGTAGGTTGTCGAACTCAACGACCGCTACCTTGCGCGGGGTCTTACCCACGAAATCCCATCGACGCTTCAAGGCGCCATGCGCCTTTTCAAGTTGTGCCGAAGACTCGAATTGTAGGTAATGACCGGACCCGTCGCTGCCCTTAGAGCCCCACGCAATACCCTTGTGCATCAGAACACCCGTAGCCTGCTCAACCTCTTCCAGGGAGCCAAAGTACAGGCTTTCGTTGACATCCTGTGGCTTGGAATCAAGGTTTTCTTCTTTGATCTCTTCAACCTTTGGTTTGGGTTCGGCTTTTTTGGGTGGGTCTTTCTTGGCGCGTTCAGCAAGCTCTGTGGCTTCGGCCTCAGTGAGTTCCATGGTCTTCGCGACCTTGGCAATACTCTCTTCGAGACTGCGACCCTTATTGATAAGCTTGCCGACTTTGATAGAAGCCTCGGCCAATAGGGCTTCGAAGATGATGTCTGTCATATGGGTTCCTCCTGGAGGGTGTGCCCATATTTAGCTAGACAACACTCAGCTTCAATAACAATGCGTCAATGGGTTTGTTGCTCTGGATGATAAGCCGCTGACCAATGGGCTGTCCATATCGGACAGTATTATGTTTGGCAAAGAGGTTCTCGGGCCCACTCACCACGGCCCAGATACCTTCTCGGTTGGTATATTCGGTTACCCATTTGTGAGCCGCTTTGATCTCCGCGACACTACCAGTGAGCCAGATATGAAAATAGAGTCCACCATGCCAATAGGGACGATGATGAACCTCAACCTTCACTTGCCCACCCAAGTGAGCTTGCAAAGCATGGCTTCATTGGCTTCTTTGAAGAACACACCCGTGGCGTCAAGTCGGTATCCACCCTTGACGTTCTCCTGCAACCACGCCTTGATATCCTGAATGTCTCCTGTGATTGCATAGTCAGTGGGACAGTGAACGTTATACCGACCCATCTCCTCCCAGAAGATGGTATGGATGCGGCTCGCCTCGAAATCAGTTTCGCTTGGCATTGGCCAACTTGAACATCATAGCGTGATCACCATCTTTGAAATAGATGTAGCCCGAGTTGCGATCTGTGACTACCAGGTAATCTTTCATGCGGACGTAGCCCTGCTCCTCGCACCACTGGAGAGCCTCCTTCACACGGTTGCCACCCATTTCAAATGGGTGAGGGAATGTGGTACTCGTCTTCATAGCCAGGTCATCTTGAACAACATCGCTTGGTTCTTACGACGGAAATGGTAACGCCAAGGATTCACTTTCACAACATCATGCTTTGGAATCTCGGTTTCCACCCAAGCTTCCATGTCTGCCATGTATTTGGTGCGATCCTCTAGAGTGAGGGCGGTTTTGGTGTTGTAATCCAAAAGGATCTCGGTTCCCCACATGGCTGACCACCATTTGCGGGGATCAGGACCTTGGTTGAAGAGGAACACTAACGCGAAGACAAACAAGCCAATCAACAACACGGAGAATGAGAACCAACCGTTGCCCTGATAGGCGGTATAAAGAGTGGCCAGTGAATTGAAGAGGATGACACCAAAGAACGCGGTGCGAACCACGAGTCGTGATTTTCTACCAATCAATAAGAGCTCATCAAGCTCTTGTTTTGTCATAGCGCTCATAGAGCCCTTTCGACGCCAGGTTCTTACCCTTGGCTTCTACTTCCAAATCCACCCAAGTCAAGTGCGACAGTGCCCAGTCATTGACCGCCGTGTTCCAACAAAGATAGCTATGTGCTCGCAACTTTCCAGGCTTCTTACCTGCGGAGAAGAGAGCTTTGAAATCAGGAAGCACCAATGGATCATGATCCACCAGGCAATCCTCATGGGAGGTGGAAAAGTGACCTAGTGGTCTAACACCACGCCAGCTCTGCGCTATCTCGAGACAGCGTGAGTCATCGGGTTGAATGTATTCGCCTTGGCTTTGAATCCAATGATGATGGATGTCTAGAACAAGGGCCACATGGTTACCGATGTCACTTTTCAAGATGGCGTCGACACCGGCACCGAATTCATCGTTCTCCAATGTAATAAGGTTCCGAACCTCAGGGCTCACCCGGTTGAGAACCACATCTTGAAATCGAGTGAGGCCGGGATCTTGGCGCACATTCGCGTGAATGTTGATTGCGAATCCACTGGAATGCCAGATTTCTCCATAACCCATATAGCGGGCCAGCTTGCCGTGGTAGTTTAGATCCTCGATAGCTCGATCAACCACGTCGGGATTGTCAGAGGAGATGTTGGTGAATTGCCCTGGGTGAGTGCAGAGGCGAATGCCATGTTGATCCGCATATTCACGGATGCCATTCAACCCACAGAGAGCAACGTGTATTGAGCTGTCTGCCATGATGGACTCAAACCCAACCGCGGTACTAGCAGGGATAAAGTCACTGGAAATACGGAACAATCGCATCTCGGATGGTTGATTGGCAAGCCACTTCAGCTGACTCCAAAGAGTCGCAATGTTACTTTCTGTGATTTCCACAATGCGCCGGAGTTGCTCAGCGGCTGTGAGCTTGCGCAAAGCCGTGAGCGTGGTCCCGCGCTGATTCATACTCGTTTCACTGAGCAAGCGAGTATTTTTATCAAGTGAATTGTCAGGATCAATCCACTTGCAACAGAAGCCGATACGAGGTGTTGTCATACCCTTATACTAGCAGGATATTCAACCAAATACTACTTGCGGCCAGCCATATAGAGAATGAAAGGCCATCCAGCTGCGATGAATAGGACCATCAACATCTCGACTACGAATGGTAGCTTGGACTTGGGCAGCGGACCCATGACCATCAGGCCAATCATCAACCAGGTGATACCCATTAGGTACCAGGGATTCGAGAAGTTCTCTACCACTTGACAGTTGTCACGATGCTATGAATTTCGCCGTGTTCGGTGGTCACGGCAGTCTCGAGAACATGGCCCGCGTCTGCCCACACATCATTCTCATACAGTCGGACTTCACGGTCGGTGCCCAGCAGTGGTTCACCGTTCTCATCAGTGTTGGGGCGATGAGTAGAAAGACGAGTCCACGCATCGGGATTGGTGATCTCGGGATGCAGTTTGCGGTACTCTTCGACCTGCTCACTCACAACGAGATTGATTTGGTTCTGCACATCCTCGGGATTCGTGGTCAGTCGATCAATGAGTGCATCCATGCACTCTTGCGAGGTGAACTTCTTGACGGGTTCACCGTCATCGATGCCACTGAAGATCGGTCCAAGACAGCCCATGCCGCCTGCGCCACCACCGGGCCAGCTAGAATGCGTCGCCATGATCTACTCCCTGTTGTCTCGTTCGATACGCCACGCTTTGTAGTCCTGTACGAACTCCACGTAGACAGTATGGATAACCGCGCCCATGGCTACAAGAGCCATGATGATACTCAGCCACATGGGTAGGCCCATATACTTCTCAACCACGAAGTGCCAGGCACCGGTGATTGCGACGATGATGATGAGCAGGTTGATGAGTGTGTTGAGTACCAGTCTGTGCATTAGCCCCAGAGTTCCTGTGCTTCGATGATTCCGATGACCTTGACGCCCATGTCAGAGGCCTTCTTCAGCTTGCTCGACCCACCAGTAGGGTCCTTGGCAACAAGGTGGGTCGTCTTGGCGTTGACGCTTCCACCAATGGTTCCACCCTTGGCCTCAATCTTGGCCTCCAGGTCCTTGTCACGGATG